AGCAATGCTTTACCTGCTGCTGTTAAATCATATGTTGATGCAGTTCCAGATCCAGTAAATTGTATACCTTTATCTGCTGCTGATGTTAAACCAGCTAATGCCTGTAGTTCTGCGTCTAATCTTGCATTTGCTACAGTTCCAGATAATTGAGAAGCATCAATGGTTTTGTTTGTTAATGTTTGTGTGCCAGTATCTGAAACTAAAGTTGCGTTTGCATTGCCTATGGTGCTGCCACCAGGCAGTGTTAAAGTATTTGTTGCTGCCGCACTATGCGGCTGTGGTGATATAGTTTGTGCGTGATTATTGCTTACTTCACAATATAATTTAAGTTGACCAACAGCACCACTATTACTTCTAAGCTCTATTACCCCACCATTAACTGTAAGATCATCTCCTACGGCTAGATCTGCACTTACCGATGTCAAAATTGCATTACCACTTGCATCTAAAAATACAGACTTAGATGCAGGTATTGTACAAAATATTGTTTTTGTACCAGAACTAAAGTTAACTGCATTATCACTATTTGAACTGCTTATAACTGTTGTTCTGGCTAGTGTTGAAGAGTCGCTGTTGAGTGTTCCTAATCCTACCTCAAACTCTGCTGAACCAGGCAATGTAACTGCATAGTATGTTGTATTAGAATTGCCAACTCCAGCACCAAAAGTCTCAAAGCCTGTTACTGCACCAGCTAATGTAAATGTGCCAGTACCAGTTGTGGTTGTTGTTTCTTTTACTCTATCATTTAATACTAATGCCATTATTTTAGCTCTATTGTTAAGTTGCCTGCATTAATTCTAAATATATCACCGCTTGCTATTGCCTTACTTGCGTCTAATGCACCAACAAATAATATGTTACCACTGCTAGATGCATCTGCAATAAATACATGTGTTATTGTATTGTTTGTTCCACCAGAAGCTGGAAACTCAATATTAGATGCGTTTATTGCTGTCTGTGTGTCTGTAGAATCAGATCCTATGGTTGTCCAACTAGAAGCACCTACTTGTTGTCTTGCATAGTTTGTAAAGGTCGCTTCTGTTAAAGAGCCTGTTTCTGCTGCACTTACTGCTGTTGCAAGACCTACATAAATACTGTCACCAGGTGATGAAAAACTAAGAGAGTTATTTTTAAATATAAAATGTAATAACCTTCTCTCTAGATAATTGGTTGCTGCATTTGCTGTTGCCATTTTTTACTCCTATGTTCTCCGTGCTCTTGGTAGTCCTTGTCTATAAGCATCTTCGTTTTCTCTTGCTTCACCATAATCTTTTAATCGAGTTAACTGATCCATAAACCTTTTTTCATATTGCTGTATTAAATCAGGTTCACCTTTCATGAACAAATATGCATCAACTAACGATCCAAATAATAATGCAAATGGTGCGTTAGTACTTAACCATGTTGTACCACTATCTGAACCTGCTGTTAAGCTAGTGGGTCTATAATAATAATGAAGCTCTATTGTGTAGTTACTATTAGGGGTTGGTGCCACTATAAAATTATTTGCATCGAACTGTGCATAGAATCTTGGCACTCCAGTAGAGGCTGAGCCATTAAAAGCCTCCTGTAAAAAGTTTACATCCTTTTGTAATAAAAAATCTTCACTGCCTGCAGTTGTAATTTGAAATGAAAAAGATGCTAAATAATCTGTTGGTATTGTTACAAACTTATCGTTTGTTGATAATGCTGATGTGACATTCTTTCTAAATATTTCTAGATCAACATTCTTAAATATTCTTTCTTCTGCTGCTTTGATAAAATCGGAAAGATGGTTAACAAAAGTTGTTTCACTGTTATCTGTGTAATCTTGAATTGCTGTTTTTAATTGTGCAAATGTAAAACTCATGATGTTATACTGACAGGACCTGCAGTTGCAAAGTCTCCGCCTCCCTTTATGTTACCTGTAGTTGATGACTCAGCAACAGTAAATGTGTATGTATCAGATGTTACAACTGTAATACTGTAACCACTAGAAAGTTCAAGTGCACTTTTTGAAATACCGTCAAATCCTGTGCATGTTCTAAACCTTACTGTGTCTGATGTTGATCTTCCATGAGCAACCTCAGTTACTGTTACTACTGTACTACCGCCACCAGCAACTGCAGATGTAAATGGATTATGTACTAAAACACGCTCTACGTCTGGCTCTGATCTTTGATCAGGTCTTGGGTCATTCAAAGACTGTGCGTCTTCTGCTTTTACTCTACCTATAAAATTTTGAGGATGATCTTGATCTACCATATCTTTACCAACACGAAGACCATTCCTGACACCATTACGAAATTCGTATACTAGATCGGCAAGATCATATCTAAAACCAGATCTATCACAAAATCCAAATGCGTATTTACCTCTTGCTCTTGCCATTTTTTATCTCATAAAAGTATTCATCTGTTTCACCAAGCCTAAACTTTTCTGCATTTTCTACCTGATACTCTATTGTACTAACTTTAAAGTCAGGCTGCAATGGTTTCTCAGGAGATAATGAATTATCATACATCCTTGTCCTATTGTTTGGATATAAACAATACTGACCATTGCTAAGTTCTATAAGGTTGTTAGACTTGTGTTCTGCTGGTCTTTCGCTAGTGCTATAATCTATCTGATCACAATCGTAGTGGTAGTTATCTAAGGTGCATATGTAAGATCCTTTTTGCACCCCAAAGTCTCTTGTATACACCTCAAACTCCATTGTGGATATAAA